CGTAGTATCGCTCGTGATGCGGTTGATACATCGTGGAAGAAGGATATTGTTGTTTGGGGTGAATGGTGTGGTAACGGAATTCAAAAAGGTGTTGCTATTTCATCTTTGCCCAAGATGTTCGTAATCTTTGGGATGGCTTTTGTGGATGAAACAGGCCAAAAGACTTATTTTACTCGCACTCAAGTAATGGATACAGTCAATGGGTGCAGAGAGTATATTTTGAAAGCTGAAGGTGTCATTCCAGAGAAGAGTGCAATTTATTGTATCTGGGATTTTCCATATTACGAACTAGAAATTGACTTCGAGAATCCTCATGCAAGTCAAAATAAATTGAACGAAATTACTGCTGATGTCGAAGCTGAATGTATCGTAGGGAAAGCATTCGGTGTCAGTGGCACGGGTGAAGGAATTGTTTGGCGACGTGTTGATGATGGCTGGAATGATTCTGGATACTGGTTTAAAGTAAAAGGAGATAAACACAGCAACAGCAAAGTGAAAACACTCGCAAAAGTAGATATTGAGAAAATCAATAATCTCAATGTGCTCGCCAATACATTAGCTCACAATGGTCGACTCGAACAAGCTGCTCAAAACGTATTCGATACATTAAATGGGGGTGAAATTGACATCAAGCGAACAGGTGAAATGATTAAATGGGTCATGCAGGATATTTTCAAGGAAGAAATTGAAGTCATTGCAGCATCTGGATTTACTGGAAAGGAAATTAATAAACCCATTGCTAAGATTGTGTGTGATTACATTATGCAGAGGATGGAATTATGACAGAAAGGTTCTTGCATTTGACAATTCAAACTCTTGCGGATGGTACTGTGAGAATTTATGGAAATGGTGGAATGATTTTTGAAGCACATGGAGAAAATCTTCGCATTGAATCATCGATTTATCAGAAAGAACGACCAAATTCTGGTGAATTGAGCGCTAAGAAATAATCATTTTCGATTATAATTGACACCACAACATTTTTAATTTATTATAAGGATAATTATGACAAACTACAAGTTCATCAAAGCAGAATCCCTTTACGACCCAGAAATGATTTTCTATTTCCTCGAACGAGAAACGTTAGAAAAACAGATTGATGGAATTCGTTTTATTGAAGTAACAACAGATTTTAAGACTGCTCAGTTTATTCGAGCTGATAGCCTGAAACCCATTGGCTTCGTGATGAAACAATACTGATAATTGGAGACATAAAATGGCACGCAAAGTATTCGATGTAGAAAAAAAGAAGGCAGATGTAGTAAAAGTAGTACGTTATTTCCGGCGCTGGGACTTTTATAATGACCAAATCTCTTCTAGTGGTGGTATGACAGCAGTGTGTAAGCTCGATTATTCCAACATGACATTGACAATATATCCAGCATTCTGTGCTGAAACGGATAATTTTTCGAAGTCAATCGGTCTTGCTCATGCTTATGCTAATGAGGCTAATAATATCGGATTTATGTTCCATTTGCATCGAGACTATTCCATTCATGATAACATTAAAATCGGTTTGACTCACCAAACATTTCTAACATGCGGCACATCTAGCAAATCGAAGTCACTCATTAAACACCTTTATAACTGGGCAAATGATTATGCCTATTAAAGAGGAGCTTGAATCTCAATTCTTGAATGGAGAAAAGTTCTATATGTGCGTAGAGGATGCAGTTATAGACAATCGCCTATCATATATGGAATCTATAATGCATGTGTGTGATAGCAAAGGAATTGACCCAGAGGATTTAGTAAAATTGAAATTAGTTTCGCCTATCCTCAAATGCAAGTTAGAGGAAGAATCTATTGCATTGGGTTTGTTGAAGGAAACATCTAAATTGCCATTCTGAAATGTCAATTCAGTCTTATAAATTTTATAAAATTTATTCAGCTGTGAACTTGCATTTTACTTCTTCTTATGATATCTTCAAATATAAGGGAAAGACAAGGACGATTTCAGGTGATGCATTTGATAAAAGGAGCGATAAATCGCGCTTCTCATATTTCGCAAAATTTATAAATTCAGACAAACATGCATTACAATTTTGTGTTTTTAATTTCTTGTATAACACAGATTGGTTATACAAAGATTATGCCTCAGCAAATGATAAATATTTTGAGAAGAATAAATTTTATTCGACTTTCACTAGGAACATAACAAATGATTTTGACACCATTGAATCCATCAGAAAGAATAAAGATGTATCGTTCGAGTCCCTCTTTGAAGAAACTAGAACAGGAAACCCTCCACCAATTCTCCAGTTACTTTGGAAAAATGATATTAGTATTGAGTTCGTTTGTTTGTGTGATGCTACTTATCATTTATTTGAACGGTTGAAGAATTCAAAGGACCCTTTAGTGAAAGAAGAAGTTAGAAAAATTTGCAAGTATTCACCATTCGTGTTATCATTTAGGAAATAGAGAAGTGGACAAGAAATTCCATAAAAAACGTTTTAACGATGAAGTTGACGAGAATATCGCTCGCAAACAAAAGAAACAAAGATTGAATGAAATCCTAGAAGAGGAAGCACTCGACTATGATGAAGAAAATGAAGAACTTTATTTACAGTTGAAGCACCTTTTAAAGTGATTTTACTGTAATAAATAAAGATGTGGAGTGCTGTTACTCCACATTACATTATGATTTTGTGATTTTTAACAGGTTGGCACGTATGATGAAATGTCGAAAAGCCGTTTAAAATAAAGGAAATATAAAATGTCAGCAATGAACAAACTCTTAGCAGCAGTCCAAAAAGCAAAAACAAACTCTTCCGATAGAATAGATGAATTCTTCTATTATCCAGCACGTGATGCAGCCGGCAATGGGTCTGCTGTAATTAGGTTCCTCCCATCAGCAACAGAAGAAGATTTACCATTCGTCAAATTGTACACTCACGGTTTCCAAGGACCAAATGGAAAATGGTTGATTGATAATTGTCTCACTACAATCGACGAAGAATGCCCAGTATGTGCTGAAAATGGCAAGTTGTATGCTGCTATGTCAAAAGACGATGCTCGCAAATATGGCATGAATCGTAAGACATCATATATTGCAAGAGTGCTTGTAATCGAAGACAAGAAAAATCCTGAACACGAAGGCAATGTATATCTCTACAAGTTCGGTACTAAGATTTTTGATATGATTGCAGATGCTTTGCAGCCTGTGGATGAAGATGATAAGAAGTACAACGTTTTTGGTGTAGATGATGATGAAAACAATTGGCCAAATTTCAAACTTAGAATTCGCAAGGTAGATGGACAAGTAAATTACGGTAAATCCACCTTTGAATCGGGGGATGATATTGATGTCGATTTCAAGGCTCAATATAATGCAGAAAATAATCCTCAGAAGTTTATTCAAAAGGACAAATTCAAATCATTCGAAGCATTGCAGAAACGACTTGATTTTGTATTAGCCAAGGTTCCTGATACTCGTAACACACCTACTGTATCTGACGATGAAGAAGAAGTCCAGACTAAAGTAGTAAAAGAAACTAAAACTAAGCGAACAGAAGTAGAAACTGACGATGATACAGATGATGTTATGAATCTAATCAGAAGTCTCGCAGAAAAATCTGAGTAAATTCAATTAAGCAAATTTAGCCCTCGTATTCAGGAATAGTGTTATGCTATTATCTGGATTTCGGGGGCTATCTTTTTGTCCTGCTCCTTTGCTCGATATAGCCGATATATTTTGTGTCAATTGTTGATTGTTTTGACTAACAGCTGTACTCACAGCATTTGCCAAATTTTCTGTTTTTGCTATATCTTTATTTTTCTCAGTAATTTTTCCTTGAGTTTCTAATTCTGCTGCATCATTTTTGTGTTGAACTTCAAGTTTTTTCTTCTCGTGTGCATTTGCTGCTTCTCTGTATGTTACTTCTTTTCCAGTATCCCAATCCTTCCATCCATTATCGTAATATGCAGTACCTTGGAATTGTGAATATTTTTTATTAGCTTCACCCTGTCTAATATCGTGTGATTTTCTGTCACCAGTCAATACTTCAAAGAAGCTAGGGGAATCGGATTCTGAACCAACAGCAACTCTCGCCTCTTTACTTTCTTTTATACCATGTTCTCTATATTCTTTTTCTCCCTTTATCATTAGAGCAAGAATACCAACTGTACTTGCAATACCAGCAGCCGCTGTAATAAAAGGCGTACTCAGAATAACACTAGCACCAGATAATCCTGTTTTTAGTATAGCAGGCAATTTAGACGCAAGAGAAGCAGCAATTCCAGCGCTTATTGTATCTCCCAATGATGAAGTATCTGATGTATCCTGAAGTGTCTTTATATCTTCGTCTATCTTTTCAAGGATTTCATAATTCTTTTCTTTTGATTCTATATCTGCTTCTATTAATTCATCTGATGTTTCATCTTTTTCTTCTTTTAATGCACTATCAGATGAATCTAGGTCATCTACTATATCAGGAGAATCAAAAATATATGATGGTGCTGAGATAGGCGCTGCAGGAGGTACTACAGGAGCAGGTACAACAGGAGCAGGTACTACCGGAGGTGGTACATTACTCTTCGGTTTAATGAGTTTCCAGATAGAACTCAACCCTGATTTTGCTGTATCAATTACTTCAACGAGTCCTTTTTCTGCTGGTGTAAGTATTGCTTCATAATTTTCTTTAGTATTTACTTTTTTGTCCCAATCTTTCTTTGTTTCTTTAATCGCTTTTATAAGACGAATTTCTTCTTCTGTCGCAAGATGTTTTTTGTCTAATATCCTTTTTTCTTCGGATAGAATCAGCGCGCGGTATTTATTATCTTCCGCAAATCCCTTTTTATCTAATACAATTTGTTTGTTTTCTTCTGTTGTCTTGGATGTATTCGGGTCGTAATATCGCGGTTTAAATACATCCGCTATACCTCTTTTGGGTGTTGTTGTTGGTTTTATATCAATACCAATATCATGAGCAGATGCTCTTTTATGCAATTTTCCCAGTCCACTCTTTACATGTGAAGCAGCATTGGCTGAAATGTTACCTTTACTCGTGACAGCACCTTCTTCTATCAATAATTGTTGCAATTCTGGTGCAAGTAAAGTAATCGATTGACCGTGTATTTTATGAAAATAAGAATTGAGGTAATTGTTGAATTCTTCTTTATTCGTCTTGAATAGGACTCTTAGTTCTTGTTCTTCTTTCTTTATCAATTCATCTTGTTCTGTTTTTGTTATAACAGCACCAACATTCGTCAAATGCTCATCTACTAGATTGAATGCCATGACTCTAATCATAGAATTAAATCTCTTTTTTTGTTTATCTACATTTGCGTTTGATAAAATCGCCATGACACTATTCCTCGTTATCTTGCTTTTGTTTTAATAATCCTACATAGATACTTCTTTCCCATGGCAACATATCTTCCAATTCTGTCAACGTAAAATGTTTTTTATTGACAAGAAAAAAATTCAATTTAAAATATTCAGCCAGCCCCTCCTCTGAGAGGCCTAACCGAAAAAATTATCGATGCCTTCTATGTGAATTTTATTTTCGTGGCCGCATTTGCATTTATATGCAATATCGATAGTCAATACTGGGAAATTTTTATAAAATTGAGTTAATTTGACTAACTGATGATTCATTAATGATTCTACTAATTCGACTAGTTCCTGTTCAGTATAATCGCGCGCATGTTTGATATTTTCACCTTCGATGATAGTATCAATAGACATAGCGATAGCAAGAATATCATCCGTTTCTTTTATCCTCAAAGAATCCTTCAACGATGGGACCTTCATCGTCAACCACACATCTTTCATTATCTCAATTGGTTCAATTTTCAATTCACCATTCACAAATGCAGTAGTCAAATCCATTAACAGAGGTGTCTTGATACTACATTCTTCACATATTCCTTTGATGTTGATACCTTCGCCGATTGATTTGCTTCTAAGTTGAAGGAACAAGAATTCAGCATCGATTTTGTTAATCGAGTCAATTGTTACTTTACCGAAAGTGCAATTATTAAATATCTGATTCATTGCTGTCAGCATCATATCAGTGTTCTGTTCTTCCTGTGCAAGAAGTAAAATCTTCTCTTCCTTTACTGTGAACGGACGATATTTAATTTCTTTTTTAGAGATAGGTAGTGTACAAACATATTCTGGTAAACGCATTTCTATAATTGCCATGATAATAATCCTCTTTATAATTAAATTTTAATTGGTCCGGTGAACCATTTTGGTACATTAGTTATTGTGTTTTTTACTTGATTCACTAGACTTATATCAGTACTGAATGGACCAATATTCAACATATTATTTGATGTAGTGTCAGCCACAGGTTCACCAGATTGTCTATATGATAGAATGTCCTCATATTTGACAGTTTCATATACTAGCTCTACTGTTACTTCTTGGTGTCTCAAATTATCAGAACCGTAACTGACATTCTGAACTGTTTTTATGAAAGAGTTCTCGAAAATGTAGCTGTTTACTGGGTCGAAATTCTCATCTGTTGCTATAATCTGTATATTGAATTGTATATCTTCTTTATATTTAGGTGAATATGAATCAGTGTTAAATATAGATACTTTAGTCTTATTCATAAAAAACGATTCTAACCTGTGCATTACATCGACATTGAATGTCATCCATATAGGGTCTTGTTCAAGTTCTACTGGTATCTCATATTGCAATCCGTAAATCTTACCCGGTTGTGGTTTGACTCTCCAACCTGGTATTGTGATTTTATTCAGGTGGAATCCCATTGACATTATCTCTTCTAATGTCGCACCTTTCATCATTATATAACCAACATAGTAATAACCCCTCGATAGTCTGAATTGGTCATTTTTTAATGTAGATGTGAATGCTGATAATGAAAACGCATCATTATTCTGTTGTTCTGTAGTTTCTTTTTTACCGAAAGCATCATAAGCTATTTTGGCTGCACCTAATAAAAGTGCATTATTCGGCTTGGTCAATTTCTGTAGGTTATCGACAACAGTATCTTTTATGCTCATTTTTTGCTCCATACTTGTTCGTTAGTAGCACCATGGAATCTACACAAAGGAAGCCACACAACATATTTCCATTCTTTGGGTGGTATCACAATAAAACTACTCTTCAGCTGTTTGAATAGATATTTCTTGACACAAACACTTATTTCAGAAAACTGAGATGCACTTTTTAATGTCTGCCAACTAAATGCCAACCTTGTTTTTGGTGTCAATTTATCGTCAGTTGCATATACCATCAATTTTTCTAATAATACTGCTCTGACTCTAGGATGTAGATAATGCAGATTTAATGCAGTGAAAGAATCCTTGTCTGCATTGAAAGGTAGAATCATTGGAAATGTGTCATAATACGGGAGAGTATCTTTTCCTTTGGGGTCATAGAAGAAACTTACCATATCACCAGGAACTATATTCTTTGTCTGATGTGCTCGATTATCCCCAAAGAACTTTTGAGCAGACATACCAGCGGCAGCATTTCTGACATTAGTTTCATACCAATTCCACGAAAGTTTGCTCTCTTTCTTAGCATTAGCATGTATAATTGACCTTATATCACTCATTTTCCGGTTGTGTCCAATTCTTCCTGGTATTCACCAGTTAATGTTATTGCTTTTGGTAATTTATCTTCAATCGTCGATGTATCAAAATCACCAACATCATAAGATAATGACAAATGTGTTTTATATTCTGGATAATCATAAGTAGCTTTATGTTCATCCATTAATTGATTGTGTCTCTTTACTATTTTAGGTGAAGTAAATTTCATCACTAGACAATTTTTACCAGATTTTGTTGGCCAAATCTCAACTCCAGTCACATTCCCATTAAACTTAACATCTGGTTCAGGCTTGTAATTTGGAAGGAATTTCCTGCTGTATAGAAGAGTGCAATGTAACTTGTTTGCTTGTTCTACATTTGGCACACCCAACGATTTACAAATGTCGTATAATGCCTTTGCATCTTCTTTTGTGGGTCTTAGTGCAGCGTATGTTCCTTTTTGCGAATACTCTTTAAATCCCATCATCATGGTTTAATGTGTTCCTCGGTTAATATTAGAAATGACATCTTTTTTGTTTTACACCAATGTTCTGCTGCGGCCCATTTAGCTTGATTTACCTCGTATGTCATTATCTCGGTAAGCATTCTAGGCGTAGCTTTCTTTTTCATCTTAGGTGGAAGTGTCTGTGCTTTTGGTTTTACTTCTACCAAATATCTATTAATCTTGCCATCTGCTGATTTTGAAACGACAACGAAATCAGGAAAATATCTGTGTATCCTATTATCAACCGGACTCAAGTATGGTATGATAATTTCTTCTGAGCCCCATTCTAAAATGGATTCATTATTATCGAAAAACAACATTGTCTTCTTTTCCCAACCAGACCGGTAAAAGATTTTTGTCGAATCTCCAATATATTTCTCTGGATTTTTTGGTGAAAATTTACCTTGGTGATACTTCATTGTCTCGTGATAAATAATAGTAATTAATTGACTATTCACTATTTATCACGAGACATGGCATATAAAACTAGAGAAATATTATTGGGAGAAACACAGAAACCGATAATGGGCAACAAGACGTTAGAACAAAACCGCCCATATTCTACTATTGAATACCCAAAAGACCAATTGGGCGGTGACCGTTATCCTTATTACACTGTATTCTATATCAATGAAAACAGCAAATCAAAACTCGTAGCAAAAGATGATTCTAATACTCAGGGTATAGTCGAATCTAAGAGGACTGGAACCGCAGTATCACAATCAATAGACAAATCTTATGTTGCTGAAACGATAAAGAGCACATCCAATGCTGCAATCGGTGGATATAATAAAGTAGTAGGTGCATTTGAAGGTAGTCCATTTAAATTATCAAAAGCGAAAGAGATGGAATCGTTTGAATTCACATCTGGAACAAAACGACTTAAATATGCAATATGTTTGCCAATGCCAGCAAAGGTTAGGGCAAATTATGATGCAGATTATTCTGCTTCAGAGGCAATAGGAGCGATGGGAGCGACTGTATTAGCTGCAATCAATCCTAATGGTGATATGACTGAAACAACATTACAAGGATTAGCACCTGTCGCTGTCGGCACTGGTATCAAGAAAATAGGCACTTATATACCTGGCATAAATGCTAGAGAGGTTGGCGACAGTGCGAGCAAGATTACAAAAAATATTATACAGAAATTCACAGGCAAGGTAATCAACAAACGCCAAGAACAACTGTTCAATAATATGAAATTTAGAAGTCATCAATTTTCTTATATCTTCATACCGAGAAATGAACAGGAAAGCTTGAACATAAATGAAATCATACGACTGTTCAAGACACACATGCATCCTGAATTGAATGGTTCATCTGGTGGTTCATCCTTATTGATTACACCAGCAGAATTTGACATAGAATTCATGCACAAAGAGGCAGAGAATGTGTCGCTCAGCAGAATAACAACGTGTGCATTACAAAGCATTGATGTGAATTATACACAGATAGGAGAATTCATTGCTTTCGATGGTACGGATAATCCTGTCGCAATAGGCCTAGATATGACATTTGTTGAACTAGAACCTCTCACTAGAAACATGGTACAAGACGGTGGTTATTAATGACATACTTTAAAGATTTCTCATTTATTAAATACGATTATACGATACCACAAGACGCATTCCCTGTGATTGATACTATAGTGGATTTGACGCAACGTATTCAATTTAACATATCAAATTCGGATTTGGCTAAAATATGTGATGAATACATTGTAGCAGATAATACTACACCAGAATCTATCGCAGCTAGTGTTTATAATGACCCATTCCTCCATTGGACTATTATGTATGTCAATGATATAACAGATTTACATGCTGGGTGGCCATTATCTGGTACAGCATTGAGCGAATTTGTTACAAAGAAATATGGTACAGGTAACGAAGAGAACACGCATCATTATGAAACATTAGAGGGAGTATGGATTGACCAGGATTTTTGTTTGGAGGTATATGGTATAAATCCTAAAAATATCACTAATTATGATTATGAATATATTAAAAATGAACTCAAACGCCATATCAAGATAATTAAACCCGCTTATATATCGAGATTTGTGCAGGCATTCAAGGAAGCTAGCTTAAATGGATAAAGCATTTGAGCCTGGCATACAACAGGCGGGTGATGTAGAGATAAAAGAGATATATTTTATCGATACAAAATCAAACAAGAAAATCAATCTTCTAGGTTCAATGGTTGATATGACAATATACGAGGATATATTTTCCCCTGTACTGACAGGATATTGTGCTATAATTGAAACACAGAATTTGATATCAAGTCTACCAATTGTAGGCGGGGAAATGTTGTATATAGAATTCAGCACTCCATCATTGAATACAATCAAAACAATATTTCAGATTACGAAGATTGGTATTAGAGAACATCAGGACAAAAAGAATGCATATACACTGGACTTCATATCGTATGAAGGATATGTTGATGTACAAAAGAGAATAAGTAAAGCATATTCTGGTAGTACATCAACACTTGTGCAATCAATATTCAGCACTGAATTCGGTTCACAAATAGTCGATGCTGATGAGTCAGATAATTTCATTAAGTTTGTATCTCCTTATTGGAGTCCATTAAAGATTATCAATCATATTACATCTAGAGCTATACTACCAAACAATAAGATGGTTACACCAAACTATCTTTTCTATCAGACATGTCAAGGACATAAATTCAAGTCTCTTAGCACTTTGTTGTCAGCCAAAGCAAAGACAGAATTATTCTTCGACAAGAATCCAGCCAGGTCTCAAACAACGGACGGAAAATCTATCAGAAACATCGATAGAGAATATAAGACTATCAAAGAACTCACATTCGTAGCATCTCAAGATTTTTTAAAAAATATGATGAATGGTGCATATAATCATAGACTATATGGTGCTGATATATTATCAAAAAGATTCAGTCTTAATACATACTCGTTCACGGATGATTTCAATAAAACAGCACACACTGACACCAACCCGTTAAACATTTTACCGATATCCAAAAATTCTGGTCTGCATTCTATACATCATACATACAACAATCTGTTCAATGGAGTGAAAGATATATCTGCTGAGATTATAGCTAAACGTATATCTTTGCTTGCACAACTTGAGACATGGAAAATCGATATTGTTGTACATGGCAGAACAGATTACGAAGTAGGACAAACAGTGTATATATGGTTGAATCAATTTAAAACAGTAGATGCTAGCGACAAATATACGAATGATACATTCGATAAAGTATATAGTGGCAAATATCTTATAACAGCAATACAACATAGATTCACTCAAGCAAAACATCAAATTAACATGCAATTGATTAAGGACGCTGCATTCAGCGAGATTAAATGATTTACATAGGCAAAATAGAAGATTGCTCAAATGACCCGTTCAGGGCTACAAGATATAAAGTCAGACTAATCGGGGTACATCAAGCCGATAAGACTATATTACCGACAGAAGATTTGCCATGGGCTACGTGTGTACAAAATAACTCTGCTGCAATGAGCGGTATAGGAACATCTGCTAATGGGTATTTGAACGGTTCTACTGTTGCTGTAATGTTCCTGGATGAAGATAAACAAATACCATTCATTCTAGGTGCTATAGGTGGTGTACCCAATTCAAATTATACTGGGACAGAATTATATTCGACTATCGACTCCGAATTATCGATATTACCTAGACCAGTACCACCAGAAGAACCAACAGAAGATTATATAGGACCACTTTCTCATAATGATGTAAAAAACATCATCAGTAAACTCGGTGAACTAAGAGGAAATAATCCGAGTAAAACAACAGAGTTTGGTATTGGGAAATATCAACACACGGATACAGAACTCGAGGCGCTTGGATATATCAGCGACGGTACATGGGTAGGTAAAAATGGCGTAAAGAGTGTGGAACAATATCTTAATACACCTAATGAACAATATGATGCTGAAGAGAATCTACTGAAAGTATATTATGTTGCTCTAATGCAGATGCAGGTGATAACTGCATATACACCAAAAGAAAAGGTTGCTGGTGTATTATTGTCAGCACATGTCAATGGAATAGAAGGTGCATATACACTTGTATATAAAGGAAAAGATTATAACAATTATCTGAGTGAAAATACATTACAGTTTTACCGTGAAGGTCATAAGCTCATTGGTGGTATATACACAGAGGAAATACCAACAATAGAAAATATCGACAATACTGCGACAGATAATTCTGGCGAAGATATCTACCCATCAAAAAGCAAATTTGACGTAAAACCGCATGAAATTTCTCTTAATAATCAAGGATTTAGAGACCCTAATGGGACGTATCCTCTATTGTCCCACGATAAAGAGCCAGATACACCCAGACTGGCATCAGGTATCAAGGTGACACAGACAATACTCGGGTTTAAAGAACAATCATCCGTGAATAATATCTCTGTGGCAAATAGCACAGTTACATGGAAACAATCTCCTCAACCATATAATGCACAGTATCCAAAGAATCACGTATATCAGAGCGAATCTGGTCACGTGATGGAATTCGATGATACTAAAGATGCAGAGAGAGTACACATTGCACACAGAACTGGCACATTCTTCGAGATTGATAATGTAGGTAATCAAGTAGACCGTATCATGGGAATCCGTACCGTGATAGTAGATGCAGATGAACTTGTGTATATAAAGGGTTCCGGTCACGTTACTATTGACGGTGACATGTCGCTGAAAGTAAATAAAGCGATGCACGTGGAGATTACTGGTAATGCTAACGTCAAAGTAGCAGGGGATTATAACATAGATGTCGGTGGTACATTTAGGGTCAATTCAGCTGCATTTGAAATAGGTGGTAGCGGGTCGTCGAAGGTTACTGCACCTGCATTAGCTCTGAATGCAAATAATATATTACAGAATCCGTCGACTGGAGATATTATATTCTCTGGACACACTAACAGTTATGATGCAGTATCAGGTGTATCTCAATGGTCACCTTCAATTAGGATACCAGCACCTGTTACTAGAAAAGAAATGCAGGGGATTGAATTGGAAGATACTGAAGCATCCAAAATACTAGCAGGAGAGGATAAGGCTTTATTGAAAGTCGATGAAGATAAAACGAGTCCAGCACATACTCCAAGTAAAATATCAAGCATATATACACTTCCTTCGCTCATAACTTATGAAACTGTATTATCAGCAAACTTCAAAGTAAGAGATGTATCTGTTGGTAGTTTGGGCAGCAATTTCCCATTCTCTGGTCAACATGGTTTAACAGCAAAAGATATAGCAGAAAATGCACAGGGGTTGTGTCTAAACTGTCTTGAGCCAATAAGACAGCAATTTAGTTCTGTTGGATTTAAATTGAACTCTGTTGTTAGACCGTCTGGCAATCCTTATTCAAATCCTAATAGGATTTCTCAGCATGAACTTGGTATGGCGGCTGATATATCATTCTCTTCTATTAGAGGCCTGCCAAATGATAGAGAGAAGTTCTTTGACATTGCAAAATGGATAAAAGACAACATCCTCTTTGACCAGTTGTTGCTAGAATATCGAAACGGCGGGTCAGTTTGGATTCATATATCATATAACAAGACGAGCAACCGTAGAAACATAATGACAATGAACAACGATAAGAAGTATGATAACGGTCTAGTGTTGTTGAAAGAATTATAGGAGAGTGAACTCATGGCAATGACACCACAAGGAATGGCGAATAAGATATCGGCTGCTTTACCTGTTCAACCTGGAGTGAATAAAGAAACTTTCGATGCGTTTCTGTTAGCATTAGCAACAGGAATCATTAATGAAATCCAAGCAAATTCTGAGCTAGTTCCGATAACAACATATAGTGGTTCAGCTGGTGCAGGTATTATAACAGGAAAAGTGTCATAAAAAGTTGAAAATAGTTGACAAATAGTTGACAACCGTTCAAAATTAGACTGTGCCTCGATGATATTCTACTATTTTATGTGTATTAAATGAATAGATACTTGAATAGATACTTGAATTAAATAAATAAATTAAACAAAGACTTATAAGAGTTAATGAATAGATAAATGAAGGGCACATGAAAATGATTATTGAATTAAAAAGAGATTTCCTTTATCCACTATGTACTATCGGTACTCTAACAGTAGATGGTTTATTTGTTTGTTATACACTCGAAGATACTGTGAGAGAAGTAGATGGTGTAGATGTCAAAGAGTGGAAGATACCAGGTAGAACAGCTATTCCTCGTGGTGAATATGAAGTTGTATTGAGCATGTCAAACAGATTTAAAAAGATATTACCAGAAGTATTGAATGTGCCTGGTTTTGCTGGTATCAGAATACATACAGGCAATACACAAAAAGATACTGAGGGATGTATCTTAGTAGGTATGGTTAATAGAATTATATCAATCGGGGACAGTGTTGCTGCATTAAAGAAATTGCAACCCATGATAGAAAACGCTATTAAGAATAAAGAGAAAGTGACTATTAAATTATCATGAGTGCATGTTTAACAGGATTAATTGGATTATTCATAATCAATGTGGCTGTTATAATTTATTTTATCTTCCGAAATAAAGAGTTATCAGATGTCAGTAGCAAAAGGAAATCACCACTGGGTCTCATAACGAGAGAAGATGTTGCAACAACAAAGAGAGACCCGAGAATCTGAGTGATAAATAATGCCATATATCAATAAAAGTTACTATGGCAACCTATACAGATTTAAGCTTATCATTACAAGCACATCCATTCACTAAAGATATACTGAAGATTTCAGACGTTGATGCTGTGAAGCAATCAATGAAAAATATACTCTTCAGTGGCCCATATTCCTCTCCATTCAATACAGTTCAAGGCGCTGATATAAGAAGTGTCCTCTTTGAACAACTCACACCAGCTAATATAGTAACCATTAAACGAAAAATATCATTGTCGCTAGAGGACTTAGAACCTAGAGCTGCAATTGAAGACATTTATATCGGTGAGTCTGGTAATAATGGTATAAATATTGGTATATTGTTTCATGTTGTTGGTAATCCTAATCAGCAAACATTAAATTTCACATTTGAAAGAGTAAGATAATGCAAAAGATTCGCATAGGGAAACTTGATTTCCAAGACATAAAAGATTCGTTGAAGAATTATCTATCACAACAAACAGAATTCACAGATTACAATTTTGAAGGTTCTAATATGTCTCAGTTGTTGAACATATTAGCATACAATGCACATTATGATGCACTTGCTGCAAACTTCCTTGCAAATGAAGTGTTCCTTGATACGGCCACAAAGAGGAGTTCAGTTATATCCAGAGCGAAGGAACTCGGGTATAACAGCAGAAGTCGAAGAGCATCATCTACTCAACTTAATATTAAAATTGCCAATTTAATAAATGCTGATACTACATCATCAGTATTATTGCCAAAAGGTACAAGATTCACTACAAAAGTGAATGATGAATCATTTGTGTTCACTACTAAAGAAGGAGTTATTTTAGATAAACAAATTGAATTGGGTGCACCAATATTTGTAGGTACAGTTACTGTGTATGAAGGAATATTGACACAGAATTTGAGCACCTATGATGGTATCGATAATACAATCACTATCCCGAATACTGATGTAGATACTACTACAATTAAGGTTGAATTATACGAAGATAGTCAATGGGTAGAATGGACACAACCACAATCTTTCATGTCAGTAACTTCTACATCAAAAGTATATATGATTCAAGAAGGATTTAATGGTTATGAAATATATTTCGGTGATGGTGTATTGGGCAAGAAACCTCCGGCTAATACTCCGATTAGAATGACGTATATTGTTACTTCTGGTGATACTGCAAATGGTGCGTCAGTATTTTCTCTGACTTCTGAGCTCAATGGTGTGAATTCAAATACTATTATCACTCTGACACCAAATTCACCTACAGCAGGTGGATTATTAGAGGAATCAGTCGAATCTGTTAAACTGAATGCCAAGAACAGCTACGGTACACAGAATAGAGCAGTCGTAGCAGATGATTATGCCGACCTCGCTCAGCAGAATTTTGAACAAGTGAAAGAAGTATTAGCATGGGATGGTTCTACTACTACTCCACCAAGATTCGGTAAAGTGGTACTTTGTGTAAAACCTACTTCTGGTGCTGTATTATCTTCTGTCAATAAAAAGATAATATCCGACTTCTTGATTCGTAAGGGCGTCGGTAACATTAAAATAGATTTTATTGACCCTGAATATATCAATATTGAAGTTGATACTACGCTAAAATATTCAGTATCTGATTTGCAGTTGTCTCCATACGAACTTGAATATGTCGTAAAAGATGCTATAACAAATTATGCAGGCGATTCAATCAACAAGTTTAGAGGTGTTTTTAGATATTCTAATCTTGTGTCACTTATTGACTCCGCTGACTATTCGATTTCAAGCAACGAGACAATAGTTACATTGAATAAAGAAGTTAGACCGAATCTTTATGCTCCTAATAACTTCGTATTTACATATTCTAATCAAATATTAAAAGGAACGTTCAAGAGTACAAAATTCAACGATGGTATATTAGCTAATAAATTATTCTTGATGGACGTCAATGGAAAGATTCACTCATATTATTCTATTAATGGTAAAAACGTAATATATCATGCTAATGTTGGCACGATAAATTATATCACAGGCGACGTTGTATTAAACAACATATTGATGTCTAATGTCGATGACATGAAGTTCAAATTGTCAGTCAAACCAGCTACATTAGACATATATTCAAGTCAAAATATAATATTGACTCTGGTACAATCTAACATTAAAGTAAAAGCAATTAAGGACACCATTCAATGATTGAGCTGGCCCCAACAATCCCAGATGTGATATTATCACAAATACCAGAACAATCTCGTACTAAAGAGAATGCAAAATTCTATGCTCTATTAAAATATTATTATGATTGGTTGATTCAAGCTGGTCAACCTACTGATTTTATCCATAATATACTCGAATACCGGGATATTGATTTAACTACGGATGAATTTAGAGAACATATAGCATCATCATTATATCATGCAATACCATCAACATCGGCCGCGGACAAGGTGCTGATGACAAAGCACATTACTGAATTCTTGAAGTCCAAGGGTAGTCTTGAGTCTTTCGAGTTCATAATGAATGCTATATACGGTGAAATCATTCAAATAGATTGGAATTCAGATAAGCTTTTCAGAGCATCTGCTAATGAATATTCTCGAAGAGCATCTGTCGTAATAGAATCTGATACACCATGGTCACAAGTAGATAATGCTTTATTAGAACAAACGTTTCCTACACCAGCATCTGCTATTATTGAAAGCTGTGTTAGTACTACACACAATGGTAAAATATTAAATTGGCTAAAGCTCAATGATAAAAGTGTGATAGGAAGATTTGTACCTAAAGGAGTATCCAGAGCGCTCCACAATAACATCGATACTTCTTTACATTATATCGAAGAATATTACAAACCTGTATCCATCCTAACAGATGTATTAGAATTCACAGCCAAGACAGAAGAACATAGACCATATAATTCGCTGATAGTAAAACAGTTGGGGTCTGATTTCAGGGCTGTGATTCAATCTTTAGTATCCAGACGCTTAGAAACTGATCACTTCAACATTAAAGTAAAACTTACCAATATTACAGGTACATTTAATACTGGTGAGTTATATATATTTCCAGTAACCATAGAAGACTCTTTATACACAAAAACAGATTATGAAACAGGTGTAGTATCAAAATCCGTTGTCGGTGTTGCATTTGAAAATAATGGCTCTCTTTATACAACTGGAGATAAAATTTCGTTTTTAGCAGGTAATGGAACAAATGCTTCCGCAATAGTATCTGATATTGGTGCGGGAGGGGTCGACTCCGTTAATATCATCAAAAAGGGATATGGATATTCTGTCGGAGATAAACTTACTATCATCAATGATGCTTCGAGTGGGGATGGTCTTGATGTCATAGTCGACAAGATAGATGGCATCGATGGTAATGTTACTGTCACAACAGAATTGAATGCATTCACCATATCAGATGGTGGTTGGGGTTATGCAGTAAATGATGAGTTGATTGTACTCGATGGTAAGAGAAAAACAGGTACACCACCAGCAAGATTACAAGTGACATCAGTATCAACTGGTTGGTTATTCAAAGGAATTAAATTAATCCATAGTGGTAATAATTATCCTAAGTATTCAAAAGTCGAACTGATTAATTCTACTACATTAAGTAAAATAAGTGGATTTTCTGCTGTTCCATCCTTTAATAATACTGGTGGTATATCGAGTATAGAAGTAGTCACTTCGCCGACAATTACAACAAAGGACTTGACGATAATCGTAAATGGTTATGGTGCTAATTATGCTGCCAATCTATCTGGTGGTGCTGTAGTATCTTTTACACAAAATAATGTTGGGGTAAATTATATAAATCCGACAGTTGAGATTATAGGTGATGGTACTGGTGCAATCGCCTTACCTATTATGACTAGTGGTACGATAACTGGTATTACATTAGTAAGAGGAGGTTCAGGATATACTACTGCAACAGTTAAGATAAGTGAGAAATACGGTACTGGTTTCTCAGCTGTCCCGAAAATTCAAAATACGACTGATAACACCGGTACTATCACAGGTTTATCAATATTAACTCGAGGCGAATATGAAAGTCTGCCAAATTGCTTCGATAATGCACTCGTATCTAAAGTAGGTACAGGAGAAGATGCTAAGATATCGATGGATTTTAGATTGCTTAATTCATCCATTGACAATGCAGGACATTATTATCAAACAGCAAATGCTACAATAACAGGTAATGGCACAGGTGCAATATTCAATCCGATTATCAAAGATGGTGCAATTAATTCATTCAATATAGTGAATGGTGGTACAGGATATACTTATGCATATTTGACTGTTGTCGGAGGATATGATTTCGTAGGTGTTGCTAATATTTCTGGTGGGGTAATAACAGGTGTAACAATCTATAACTCTGGCTGGGGTTATGATACTACGAGCCAAGTTAATATCATAGGTGATGGTATTAATGCTAATATAAATTTGTTGGGTGTAGGTAATATCAAAGATGGTGTCTTGAAAGAACTTAGAATAATATCAGGAGGCACAGGATATTATTATGGTACAACAATATCAGCACCAACAAGTCAACCGGGTGCAATTCAAGCTACCCTCACTCCAATTATTGATAATGGTACAATCAAGAATGTCTTGAGTACAGAGGGCGAAGGATACATATCAGCAGATTTAGCTAATATATCAGTAAATGCTGGTACCGGTGCTGATATATCGGTGACTGTTTCTGGTACTGGTAAGATAGTATCATATCAAATCACAAATGGTGGTTCAGGATATTATACACAATCGGAAGTAACTCCTATATCATTAACTGCTGATATTGGTTCAGGTGCTATATTATTGCCCGTTTTGGATTCTGACGGAAAAATAATAGCAGTTAATGTACACGAGGGTGGTCAAGGATATACGAATAGTACTATCATATCTGTCGCTGGGAGTGGTACAGGCGCGACATTGAAAGCGGTAGTATATAAAAACAGAATAACAGATGTCATAGTAGTAACTACTGGTATCGGGTATCAATATGGAACATCTTCGATTGTTGTTGGCGATGGTTCAGGCGCGAATATAACTCCAGTAGTAGAAACTGGTATAACATCAGCCGAAGTGATAGCTGGCGGCATAAATTATGTAGAAGGTTCTACGACCATTATCATAACAGACCCTACTGGTACTGGTGCAGAAATTCAACCAGTGATAAGCAATAATAAAATCGTAGCATTAGATATTATCAATAAAGGAACAGGATATACAAATCCTACATTATCAGCTACTATTGGTTCTGGTGCAATACTTGAAGCAAAAGCAAAGAGACATATAACGGATTTTAATATTGTCAATGCTGGTATCGGATATACTTATGCAGATGTAGTGATTATTGGTGATGGAGAAGGGGCAGATGTAAATCTTACATTTGATAAACTAGGTTCGATTGATTCTGTTTCAATTGTAAATGCAGGCACAGGCTATACACTGACTCCATCCGTGATATTATCAGATGATAGCAATTATGGTGCGGTATCTAAAGTTGCAATAAAGTCTAATGGAGGTGGCTATACTACTCCACCTATTCTGATTTTAGAAAACAAATATGACGGACTAGGTGATATTATCGCTGGTGGTACAAAATTCTCTTCGTTTGGTACTAATATTGGTACTATCAAAGGAATATCGTTTTTGGATAATGGTGCATCTTATGATGAATTGCCAATACCAATTTTTCCACTTGTTGCAACTCTTGCTGAGAATGCAGCATTTAAACTTGGTGAGACAATAACTGTTTCATCTAATTCTTATAGAGATGTCACTGCACCAATTGATATATTATTAGAGAATGGAGATTTCTTATTATTAGAAGATGGTACTCAGTCGCAACTCGATGTATTAGACTCTACATTTGATTCTGGTACTACCGCAAAGGTTATAAGCTTCGATTATGAAAAGAATTTAATTAAGCTCGATATTACATCTGATATATTTTTTGTTGCAAGCGAACAACAGGACAAATTAATCATCACTGAAGATGGGTCTGATATCGTACACCAATTGTCTGCTTCTTTGGATGTTGGGGATGTATTAATCGGGGAAAAATCCGGCGCTCATGCTACGATTAAATATTTAAATCGTGCAACAGGCATTAGCATTGCAGGTGGAAATGGTTGGGGAGAGTTCAAGTTTATTAATAATGTCGGTAAATTGAATGAACATCTTTCAGTCCTAGCAGACAATAACAGATATCAGGATTATGCTTATGTAGTTAAAGCAGGAAGAGCATTAAAAGATTATGAGAAATTACTTAAAACAACAGTACATCCGGCTGGATTTGCATTATTCGGTGATGTAGTGATTCAATCCATGAATGAATCTAATATACTCAACGAGATTGGATATAATAAATTTATATCTACATTGTTCATATATTCGATATATGCAATGTATCAAGAGAGTGCTGTTGGTCAAGAGTGGTCGACATTAGACGACTTGTTCGGTGACTTTACGAAGTTTAATTTTGTCGATTTGTCCATAGATGTCGTTAAGAATCTGACTCCAACTCAGACGAGCAAAATAGTATATAGGACTATCAATGGATATCCAAGTGCTCCTATAGCCACACCAGATTGGTCTAAATGGGTATTGACTAATAATATTCAGGTAATAAAGAATTATTCAATCGGCCCTGATAATCAATTGAATATGTTTAGATTATCTGATTTGTATGCTACGCATAGTGCGACTCTTTATAAAATTGTACCTGTTGCTGCCACAGGTAGAACATATTCAGTAGATTTTATGATAAAGAAACAAATAAATCCTCTTACTTATCCTAGGATTGATTTGACTGACAGTGTGATTGGTGGATTATCATTTTCAGTTGTTTTTAATACAGAAACAGGAGAAGTTAAGACATCTGGCACAGGTACAATCGAAATTTTATCTGTCGGTGATTTCTGGTATATAAGAGCTATACGCACTGTCGTAGCTGCTGGTGCTAATTTTAAAGTTACACTTATTCCTGCCTTCGCTAAGATGACATCTTTTATTTCTGCTCCTTGGACAGCTGATATTACTGCAATAGGTTCAATTTCTGCATCAGCACCAATAGTAAAAGATATAACTGGAGTCACTCCATTACTCGAATATGTTAGAGCAGTTAATAGTACGTATGCTGATATGATGTTTTACATAACACCAACAGAAACTGATATCGTTGTTATCTAATGATAAATAAATAGAAGATTAATTAAAGGAACATATATGGCTGCAATCATCCGAGATACTTTCAAAACAACTGCACTTTTAAATTTCGTCAATTCATTAAATACAGACTCATTGTATCTTGGTATTGGTCGCTCACAGCCATGGGATTTAGTATCAGATTTAGACACTACAGTACCTCTACCAGAAAATACGTTAACAGATATTAACGCTGACTGGGAAGATATGTTGTCATTGAAGAAGGTAGTATCAAGCGATGTATACACTGGTATTTTCAAAGAAATGTGGCAAGCTAATGTTAAATATGACACTTGGCGACACGATTGGAATGGTTCGATTACTGCCGTTTATAATGGACCAAATCAAGCACCTACGACTCCAACATCTTTGGGCGATGTAAAGTGTTTTGTTATCACTAGTAACTTTTCAATCTATGTATGTTTAAAACAGGGTGTAGTAAATGGAATCGTACAGCCTTCGATTTATTCTCCTGAAGTAGGTATAGGAATTGGAGTTAATACTGGTGTAGTTAAAACAGCAGACGGATATTATTGGAGATTCTTAGCTACTACATCTCCAGCTGAGTTGGTTAAATTCTCTAGCAAATATTACCATCCGATTGCAACTGTTTCGATTGCGCCAGCGCCGACTGACCCGTATTATACTCAATGGTTGCATCAAGGATATGCCGCTCAACACAAAGGTGGCATTTATGTAATTAATGTGTTGTCTGGTGGAACTGGATATAATAGTGGTATTGCAGGTACAAGAGATGTAACTAATGCAGAAACTGATGCTGAATTCAAAGTAATCGGCGATGGTCTAGGCCTAGAATATACTGTTACATACGGTGCTGGTGGTTCTATTAGTGATATTGAAATAACCAATCCAGGTTCAGGATACACTCATGCTACAATATCTCCTAATGTTGGAACAGGTGCTTCATTTGATGTCATATATACACCTATGAGTGGATTAGGAACAGACCCAGTTAAAGATACTGTTGCTAGATTTTTATTAATTAATTCGATTTTGACTGGTGCAGAAGGTTCAGGGGACTTCACCATATTAAATGATTATCGCAAAGTGAGTCTAGTATATAATCCTACATTATTCGGTACATCAACAATTGCTACTACATCTACATTAGATGCGACGTATAGCATTGGCATCGATATCGGTCTCGCAGCAAATGCATATCCGATTGATTCGATTGTAACTGGTGCGACGTCTGGCGCAAAGGGAAGAGTCGTAGATTACAATTCTACTACCGGTATCCTTCGTATTATTAGAACATCGTCTGAAAATCTAGGTAATCTTGGTGCAAACAATTCTTTTCAATTATTCGAGAGTATCACTGCAATTGGAGGTACTGGTAATAGTGCAATTTCTAGTATAGGTGACCCAGAAGTACAAACACATTCAGGCGATATCATTTATTCTGAATATAGAACACCGATAACTCGCTCTGAACTTCAAGTTGAAAATTTGAATATCATAATCAAGTATTGAGGTATACAAATTCGTGATAAATAACGATAGAAACATAACAGGAACAATAAATGCTTAATCTAAATACATATCCATATTATGATGACTTTGATTCATCTAAAGGTTATCATAAAATCTTGTTTCATCCTGCTAAGCCAGTACAAGCAAGAGAATTAACACAAATCCAGACAATCCTTCAGGAGCAAGTGAAGAGACATGGTGACCATGTATTTAAGAATGGAACAGTTGTTATTCCTGGTCATATATTCTATGATGACAAAGTAAAATTCCTGAAACTTGAAGTGAATTATAACGAAGTAAACATCGAAACTTATATTTCTGATTTAGTTGGTAATACAATCGTGGGTGATACTAACGGTATCACAGCAACCGTATTGCATTATGATGTTTCTACTGATACAGATCAGCCTACGATTTATATTAAATACTTGTCGGCTGCAGGTACTGTACAAGAATTCTTATCTGGTGAAACATTGACCAGTATAGAAATTCCAGGTTTGACTTTCAAAATTTCGCCACTCACTGCATATACGGGTTCAGCTTCTATATGTACAATAGGTGAAGGTGTTTATTATGTAAATGGATATTTCGTCCAAGTGCTCAAACAGACAGTGACAGTATCAAAATATTCTAATACAGCATCAGCTGTTGTTGGTCTCGATTATACGGAATCTATTGTAAGTGAAAACGAAGATGAGTCGTTGAACGATAACGCATTCGGCTTCACAAATTATAATGCACCCGGTGCACACCGATTAAAAATAACATTGGATTTGGTTAAAAAACCATATGAGTACACCTCTGCTGACACGGCTGAAGTTAAATTCATCGACTTGCTTAAGGTCAATGCAGGTAAAATCGAATATCTGAAAAATGACACAAAATATGCTGAAATCGAAAAATGGTTAGCTCGTAGAACTTATGATGAATCGGGTGATTATGTAGTCGAACCATTTTCTTTTAGTGCAGCAGAGTATCGCAATAATGATAGAGGTGCTTGGGTTACTAATAAACCGTATCTCATTGGTGATTTGGTGTCGAACAGCGGTAAAACATTCATTGCTATGAATCAAGGTTATTCAGGTTCTTCAGCTCCAAGTCACTCTTATGGTATTGTATCAGATGGTGTCATATACTGGAATCAAGTGCCCAATAAGAGATTGTTCGCTAATAAAGGAACTACATTAATAACAAGTGATATATTAGACGACCACATTGCGGCTGAAACTTCTATGTCAATAGAAACTTCGCCAGGTAAAGCATACGTTCAAGGATTCGAGATTAAATTTAATTCTTCTACATCTACTATCATTTCGAAGGCAAGAGATACTAGACAATTATCTCAAGCTCAATTATACACACCAGCTGGTTCTTATATTATAGTAAAAGATATAATTGGGCTACCAACGATTACGGATAATCTGACTAGTGTTAATATATTAGACGTAAGTGGTGCTACTATTGGTAGTGCTTGGGTTAGGTCATTAGAATATCTTTCCGGTACACCTGGTTCAACGGATACGTATAGATTATTTTTGTTTAATATAAAATTAAATAGAGGAAAGAATTTCGCAAGAGATGTATATTCTTTTTCTAATGTTTCATTCACCGCAAAGGTAGTATCCAAGTTGATTCCTTTAAGCGGTTCTGGTACATCCGCTACTACTACCGTAACTGGTGTTGGTACTTATTTCGACTTCGAATTATCTGTTGGTGATAGAATCGTAGCAGGTGGAACATCAGCAAAAGTAACAGCAATCACAAGTCCAACATCGATAACTACATTTGTTAATATTTCTGCATCTGCTAGCACTCTATATAGAGAAGTCGCAGAGATAGTATCGTTGGGTGATTATGTTAGAACACTACCATCTACTGCTATCAATACATTGAGAGATAGCAATGGTGACATCGATATGCAATATGTCGTCACTAAATCTTATCAATTTACTACTGTTGGTACATCATACGATATTACATTAACTAACGGTGAAACTTTCTTACCTACTGAACACATTGTTGTCGCAGTTTCAAGTGGATTACCAATTAACGCAACATATTCACTTGATGTTCCAGCTACCACATTGACAATCGGTGGATTGGCTGGAGTAACTGATTACAAGGCGTTGGTTCTTGTAAAAAGAACAGGTTCTTATGCTAAAGAAAAGAGTAAATCATTGGCTGTTGGTGTATTAACATTAACTAATGCTACTCTACAAAAATATTACAGCAAGAGCATCTCATTAGGCGAAGCAGATTGTTTGCGCATCATTAAAATAACTGAATCAGGTAGCCCAAGCGACAAGGCAAATTATGTCGAAGCTGGTGAATCTGATATAACGACAAAATACGTATTTGATAATGGTCAGAGAGCAGAATTTTATGATGTCGGTAAGATAAAAACGAGTAGAACTACTACGAGGCCGATACGAGTTGTCTTTGAATATTTCGTCCATTCAGATGGAGATTATTTCAGCGTAGATTCATATTCATCTATACCAGCTGCCATGTTGCAACCAGTTAGAATAGGTACAACAGAATATTATCTACCAGATTGCTTAGATTTCAGAAGTAGAATTTCTGATAATGGTACAGAATTCAATGTTGCAACTGGTGCATCTGTATCAGACCCGTTATCATCTGAGTCTACTATGAGTACTAGCTATTCATATTTCTTACCAAGAAAAGATGCTCTGGGTATATCAAGTTCAGGTGAAATGACTTATATCATCGGTGGCACAATGGCATCAGGTATGACATTAGCTACGTTAATCGTAGCACCAAAAACAAAAGTACCAGCTACTGATGTAGTATTCTCTGATGACCAAGTGCTCAATTATACTATGAAAGACCTCAAGGGTATTGCTAAAAGATTGGATAATGTCGAATCGCAAGTAGTACTCAATAAAATCGAAAAGAGTACTGTGAATATGTCCATTAAAGATAGTTTTGGACTTGAACGAGATAAGAATGGATTCTTGATTGATGATTTTAGTAATCTAGGTGTTTCGGATATATCAAATCCGGATTTATCTACTGCAATTGACCCGATAAATAAAGAGTGCAGAGCAATATCTGTGTTGGATGGTGTTACATTAATGGAACCGACTGGTATAACGGATTCTGCTAGAAATGCTGCTCGATACAAATTGACTGGTAGTTTAATAACACTTCCTTATGAAGAAGTGACTATGATTAACCAAATCGTTGCATCTAAAGCGGAAGTAGTACAAGCATATTCAACACTGGATTTTACCGGCAAATTAACTGTATCACCTGCATCTGATAATTATACCACACACGAGTATTCTACTATCAATGACCCATCTATACAACTTGCACCTAAGACGAATTATATTGACCAAACGTCTAGAATATATGGTGGATATTCATATTGGTATGATGGCGAACGGATTTATCGAAGATATCACCGCTATGGCCGTTATGGACACGGCGATTAATCGGATTTAATTTATGACAACAACTACTACAAACATATCCACTAGTACCACAATAGAGAAAGTCGCTACTGGTTCTTATACATTGGTCGATAATTTCAATGCATCTAAGCTCAGAGCTAGAACTATTGTATTATCTGCAATAAAACTCAAACCGTTTACTACGATGAATGTATTCTTGAGCGGGATTAATGTAAATTCTGATTTTGTTCCATGTACAAAAGTAGAAATAACTTCAACTGGTACATTTTATGGTTCAACTGGGATACAACGAAATGATAATATTTTATTGCGCGCCACAGCAATAAATTCCTATGATACCATATTATTGGGTGATGTTATTACTTGTGTGAATGGCAGTGCAGTAGTCGTAGCAGATGAAATTATACACGATAAAGTCACAGATACTAATAAGCGTGTATTGTATGTCACTAATATCAAAGGTTCGTTGTCAGGTACAATCACTGGTAGTGTGAGTTTATCTACTGGTGTTGTTGTTAGTGTTGCTGCTGGCGATAGAACCACAAATTCTCTCGGTAATTTTTATGGTGCACTTGTGATTCCTTCATTCACATTCGACTCTGGTATACATAAAATACTTTTAAGTGATGACATCACACCAGACCCGAATGCTTCTAGTACATCAGCAGACGCATCATATTCGTCTAATGGTAATATTGTGACACATACAACACATAATACATCAAGCGAGAGAAGTGTTACTACGGTCGTAGATAGAACAACAACGACATGGTATCATAATCGATACAATCATTACAGGTACGACTAATTTATGAGCGCAAACATTTCACCATTAGCACAAACATTTAAGGTAGATGAATCATTTACTGGGGGTGTACTTTTAACATCAGCTGATTTATTTTTTGCTACTAAAGATTCAGTAACTCCTGTTGAGATTCAGATAGTAGATACACTAAACGGATATCCTACTGATTTAATAGTAGAAGGTTCTAAAGTCGTTTTATCTGCTAGTTCAGTAACTGCATCTGCTACTTCTCTTGTGCCGACCAAATTCAAATTCGATTCTCTTGTGTTTTTGGAATCTGGAAAAGAATATGCGATTAAGGTATTGACTAATTCTCCTAAATACAAAGTATGGACGTCAGTTATGGGAGAAAACAGAATTGATAATCCCGCTGTTTTAATTACACAACAGCCTGCACTGGGTTCATTATTTAAATCACAAAACAATTCTACCTGGACAGCAGAACAACTTCAAGACTTGTCATTCAGATTAAATAGAGCCAAGTTTAATACTGGTGTAATTAGTAATGTATCTCTAGTAGAAGCGCCAAAAAATGATATTGCTTATTTGGTACCTAACCCATTTAAGACTACTGCCGGTCAAACAGTAGTAAAAGTCCATCATATAAATCATGGTTATGCACCTGGTATGTTATTGACCTATACTGGCAGCGACGATTCCACATTCAATGCACAATTTTCTGTCTTGACTGTCATAAATTCTGATTATTACACAATCGGCCTATCGACACCAGCAGCTGCAACTAACAAGGTAGGAGGTTCAGTTGTGTCGACTGAAAAATCTATCAAATATGATACCATCATGTTGACAGGAATATCAGAGGGAAGAGATGTTGGTACTAAGATTACTGCGAGATTATCAAACAGCACAGGCAGAGATGGTGCAGATACTGATATTACTCCATACGAATTTACAGATTTGACATCAAACAAGTATGTATATACGTCCTCTAATAGGACTTCGAAACTTGCAGGTGTCAATTCATTCAACTTGAAAGTCAATCTGAGTTCAAATAATGATGCAATGTCGCCTGTCATCGATTTGGAATCGTTATCAGTAGATTTAATTGGTAATAAAATTAACAAACCGTCTTCTAATACTGATATCGATTTTAATATAGATGGAGAAACTATCGTAGTTGGTTCATCTAATGTATCTTTTGTTGCTGCAACTAACAAAATTACTATACCGAGCACGACTGATTATACAAAAATAAAAGAGGGTGCATGGGTTAAAATAATTGATGCTGGTGGTTTAAATAATGGAATCGAAGGATATATCTCTAATATCGATACTGATGCTAATACATTGACTATCGTCGGTGGAGCATTGCAAGACCAATCTGGTAGAAGTGCTACTATCGACCAATATATTTCTTTCATTTCTGAAACATCGAATGGAGGAACAGCAGAATCTAAACATATAACTCGTCAGGTAAATCTGGCTAATAAATGTACTGGATTCAGGATAATGTTTGATGCTAATATCCACACAGATGCTGATATTGAATTGTATTATAAGACAGGTCTTGGTGGTACTGATATTTCTAATATCGGCTGGACAAAATATCCTATCACATATAAAAAATCAGTGAACGAAACAGATTTTATTGCATACGAATATAATATCACGGACATCGAGTCTTTTGACCAGTTTAAACTCAAGTTTGTATTCTTGAGTTCAAACACAGCAGTAACTCCTAGGATAAAATTATTAAGAGTTATAGCACATGCATAAAACAGATGTAGAAAATATATTACAAGAAAGACCTGGTATTCTTATATCAACTGCTAAACCAACCGGATATTCAATTCAACATAAGAAGATGCGGGAACTTGAGGCTGATAGGATTAAAATAAATACATTAGAGGCCGAGATGAGTTCAATAAAATCCATGCTTCAAGAAATTCTTAATAAGGTTAAATAACACATAAAATGGCTAAACCGATAGTAGAGTTGTACAACAGTTTTGAAGAGTGGAGATTGATTACTAATGTTATCTCGAATAATGTTGGTGACCCTGAATTAATATTACCAGACCAGACGTTTACGGTAAGTGATGTCACATCAGCATTGAATGACTTATATACAAAGAAATTCAATAGAAGCGGCGGTGATATTACAGGTAATATTTCTGTTGCAACTAATAAATTCAACGTAACTGCATCGACTGGTAATACAAGTATTGCAGGTACATTGGGTGTAGCAGGTAATATGTCAGTCAACACCAATAAATTCAATGTAACTGCTACATCAGGTAATACAAGTATTGCAGGTACATTGGGCGTAACAGGTGCAACTACTCTTACTGGTTTATTGACAACGAACGGTAATTTGTATGTAGGTGCAAGTAAAGTAACAATGTTATCCTCGAATGGTAATACGGCAATTGCTGGTACATTATCTGTCGCAGGTACAACTTCACTGGCGATTACATCTACTACGACACTGACAGCTACCGGTGCTTGTTTACTTTCATCTACTCTAGGTGTTACCGGTAACCTTTCAATAAACACTAATAAATTCAACGTTACTGCTGCATCGGGTAATACGGCAATTGCTGGTACATTGTCTGTCGTTGGTACTACTACACTGTCTTCATCATTAGTATCAACTACTGGTACTATCACTACTAATAAGCCAATATTATCAGCCACTCAAACCTGGAATAGCGCTGGTACTTTATTCAAAGGAATATCTATAGATATTACTAATACAGCATCAGCAGCAGGGTCTTTATTGTTGGATTTTAAACTTGCTGGAGCAGATAAATTTGGCATCGATGTAAATGGTGCTGTCAAACAATATTTAACCGGCACATATTTAGCTAGAACAATATTATCAGGACCAAGAGGAGTAAGAGAATATCAGGACTTGATGGATGATGGTATTCAAGGATTGCCTGGCACTCCTGGTATAGAAACGGATTCGTTTGAATGGGGATTCACTTGGAATGCTAAGTGGGATTCGGGTACTCAGACATATATTAAAGACAGAACACTTGCTGGTGACCATGCTTTAATGTATAGGATTAATAGAAAATTTGGCAATCAGTGGTGGTTTTCTGAAGGTACATCTCCTGGTAGTCCTATCTTATGGACAAAAAAGGTCGACTTTGATTTACCAGCAAATACATATACGTTCAAGAATGGTGCTAATGAAACGATTATTACCCCAACTGAACTGACGACACAAATTGTAAATGCTACTGATAAATTAATTGTAGGACAAATATCATATTTCGATGCACTAGAAATTATTACTACATCAACTACACCTGCTGTGATTGCATCGATGCCAATAGCGACATATAGGTCTGCTACGTTTGAAGTACAAGCTGTCAATTCGACTGGTGGCAAATATCATAGAACAAATATATCTTTTATTCACAATGGAAGTACATCAGATTCATTAGAATTCGGGTCTATCAATATAGGTGGTCTGTGTGCAACATATACAACTCAATTGAATGCAGGCAATGTTGAAATTATTGCAACACCAACTAGCGCAAATTCAACAATATTCAAGATACACGTTCGTTTGATGAGCGCTTAAGGAAAATAAATGGCTGAAATAAAATTAAATGTACCGGTTGGATTAACGGTTGGAATTACACCAATCAATAGTATAGATGCATCGAATAATGCTACATTCAATACTTTATCTGTATCTGGTGCTACTACTCTTGGTGCACTAAGTTCATCTACATTGGCAGTGAGCGGAGCTGCGACATTTTCTACTATACCGACATCACCAACCCCATCTTTAAATGATAATACTACTAAGCTTGCAACTACAGCTTGGTTCTTTACTCAAAAATCCAATGTTGCTCCTCTCATGGACGGTGTTGCTGCCATCGGTGCAAGTACACGATGGTCACCAGAGAATCATATTCATCCTTCTGACACGAGTAGGTTGACCGTAATAAATCCATCTGCTACTGGCTCATTGTCAGTAACAGGAGATATATTAACTGGTGCATCTACTCCAATTGCACTCTTTAGTCAGACATGGAATAATCCAGCTACTTCATTTAGTGGAATAAAATTAACAGTAACAAATACGGCATCTTCTATTACCTCGCGTATTTTGGATTTAAAGGTAGGGTCGAATGAGTTTGGAGTGGATGTAAACGGTTCAATTGTACAGAAATTGTCCATACCAAACAATGCAAGAGATATTGTTGGGGTTACAGGTGCTAGACATATTAGAGAATACCAGGATTTAGTAGATGATGGTGTGCAAGGTCTCCCAGGTGTAGCTGGAGTATCTACTGATTCAATTGAATGGGGATATACTTTTAATTCCAAATGGGATACTGGCACATCTACCTATATTAAAGATAGAAGTAATGCAGGCGACCATGCATTAATGATGAGGACAACAAAGAAATACACTCAAGATTGGTGGTTTTCAGATGGTACCACAGGTGGTTCTGCTATAGCATGGACAAATAAAGTAAAATTCGACCTACCTAATAGTGCATATACATTTGCTGGTACAATTAATACAACGGCATTAAATGTTTCTGGCAACATACAGACAGGTACTTGGAATGCAACGACAATATCAACTACTAAGGGAGGTACTGGTAGAACAACGATAGGAACAGCAAATCAATTCCTGGGTGTCAATGCAGCAGCTAATGGACTTGAATATAAGACTTTTACAAGCACAGATAGTTCATTGTCAATAATGTATCCAAGTGCTGGGGTCATTGATATTAAATTAGTAGGAACATTGCCCGGTAATATAAATTTCAGTGGAGATTTATCAGTAGGTGGTTCAGCTCCTAATCATAAATTCTTGGTATTGGCAGCATCTGGTAATACTGATATTAAGGGAACACTAGCAGTAACAGGTGCAACAACGTTATCGAGCACTTTGGGTGTTACCGGTGACTTTAATGTCAATACAAATAAGTTCAATGTAACTGCCGTATCTGGTAATACAACAATTGCTGGTACATTGGTAGTCGCTTCAGCTACTACATTATCGAGCACTTTGGGTGTTACTGGTGCAACAACATTATCGAGCACTTTGGGTGTTACCGGTGACTTTAATGTCAATACAAATAAGTTCAATGTAACTGCTGTATCTGGCAATACGGCAATTGCTGGTACATTAGGTGTAACAGGTGCAACAACATTATCGAGCACATTAAACGTTGTTGGAGCATTATCGGTTAACACCAATAAGTTCAATGTAACTGCTGCCACTGGTAATACGACAATTGCTGGTACATTGGGAGTCGCTTCAGCTACTACATTATCCAGCACATTAAACGTAGTCGATTCATTATCGGTTAACACCAATAAGTTCAATGTAACTGCTGCTACTGGTAATACAACAATTGCTGGCACATTAGGTGTAATAGGTAAGACAACAATTACAGATGTTTCACTTAACACTCTATCATTAAATGATGGTGCAGGTGATGCTACTTTAATTGCAGCGACTACTACTACACTTGTCTCTGCTGGTACATCTACAATAGCAACGGTCCCTGGCACATATAAAGCTGTTGAATTTTTAGTCAAATGTTCCGTTGCTTCTGCTGGTGCATATCAATTGATTAAATTGCTTGCTGTCAATGATGGTGCATCTACAACTGCTGTAACTGAATTCGGTAATATTGAAATTAATGATACTGGCGTTTCGTATGATGTAACATCGGCCGTCGGCGCGATGTCATTAAGAGCAACTACTACTATTGCAAATTCCGTATTCACCGTAATTGCGACATCAATAAAGTAATAAATAGATTATAATAAATTGTAGTTTTCGGGGATAGGGAACCGAGTTATGGCACAAAAACGATTCAATGCAAAAAATGGTATTTCAGTTGGTGGAACTGGTGTCGCTGCACCAATAGATTTCATCGACGAGACTGGTCAAATTCTGTCAGGCGCTCGAATATCATTCTTAACAAACCCAACAATCACAACAGATCAACCACTATTCAATGCTAATCAGACATGGAATGCTAGTGCAACTCCATTCAGTGCATTTAGAATAAATGTGACAGATACTGCATCTAATGTTTCGTCTAAACTTGTAGATTTACAAGTAGGTGGAATATCTAAGTTTTATGTAGATAAAACAGGTAACGCAGTAATCGCAGGCGACTTGACAGTACAGGGCACAACAGTCACGATGAATACTTCGACTGTTGATGTCGAAGATACCAATATAACGTTAGGTAAAGTAACAACACCAACAAATACTACTGCTAATGGCGGTGGTATTACATTGCTTGGGACAACAAATAAGACAATCATTTGGGATTCAACAAATACAAATTGGACATCAAGCGAAAATTTGAATATTGCAACAGGAAAAGTATTTAAGATAAACAATGTTTCAGTATTATCTAATACTACGCTAGGTTCATCGGTTGTCACATCATCACTGACATCAGTAGGTACTATTGCAACTGGTGTTTGGAATGGCACTGTTGTTGCTGGTCAATATGGTGGTACAGGTGTTGCTAATACAGGTAAAACAATCACTCTTGGTGGTAATTTAACAACTTCAGGTGCATTTGCGACTACATTTACTGTATCAGGTGCAACTAATGTCACCTTACCCACATCAGGTACGCTAGCTACTACATCACAATTGCCGACAGTCAATAATGCTACATTGACGATGAATGTATCTGGTGTCGGGTTAAGTGGTTCTCAGACATTCACATCAAATCAGAGTTCAGCTGCTACATTTACCGTTACTTCAAATGCAACATCTGCAAATACTGCTTCTACGATTGTATCAAGAGATGCATCTGGGAATTTTAGTGCTGGCTCGATATATGCGACCGCATTAAATGGTACTTCGATCAAACTCGGTACAGAATATGAACAAAGATTCTTTAGATTGGGCGGCGGCACAGATTTGGGTTGGAAGATACTAGCGACTGTTGTTCAAGGAACTAGTATATATTCTGCTACTAGTTTCTATGTAGATGTAGTTGATACTAGGGGAAATCACGCGCAGTTTCTATATACTCAAAAATCACTACCATTCAAAGTAACTTGTGTAAGAAGCTCTGGAGTATTAGATAATATAAATGCAGCGTATGTATCTGGCCCAGTAAACGAATACATAAGAGTATCTAAAACAGCTACTGGTAATTATGAAATCCAAGGAAGAACTCCAGCGAATTATGATAATATCGATATACGAATAAGAGTTTCTTATTCGTCTGATGGAACTGTAACATATTCAGACGGTACTGTTGCAGGTGATACACTAGGTACAATGTATGTTCCAAATAATACATACGGCAGTTATTATTTTACAAATATATATGCAACGACATTAACTGGAGCATTAACCGGTAATGCTTCAACTGCTACGACATTACAGACAGCAAGAACCATTGGTGGTGTTTCATTTAACGGTTCTGCTAATATAAATCTACCTGGTGTAAATGTTGCTGGTAATCAAAATACAACTGGTAATGCTTCAACTGCTACGACATTACAGACAGCAAGAACCATTGGTGGTGTTTCATTTAACGGTTCTGCTAATATAAATCTACCTGGTGTAAATGTTTCTGGTAATCAAAATACAACTGGTAATGCTGCTACTGCTACGACATTACAGACAGCAAGAACCATTGG